CTTGAGGTCAGTAACAACACCATTTACTTCGGACTCTATTGCCCGAACAAATGAACCGCTATCTGACTTCATAGCTCTAATTACAGGACCAGTAATCTGAATACGACCATAGTTGTATTTCAGGCTTACTCGCTCTTCAGCGTAACTCTGGTTGCCTGCTGTTGGAAGAGTACCTGCTTCTGCCCTAGCACCTACGCCGTTATTACGACCAGTGTGGATAGAAAGCACAGCCCTACGACCTTCAACATCACGAGAGTTTGACTCAATTTGATTGAGCATCATGATCTCCTGATTAAGCTGCTCACGGATTGCCGGTTGGTAATCCTCCTTGAGAGCTGAATCAGCAGTTGTTAGGTTAAGTGCCACTATTTCTCCTTTATAGTTAAGTGACTTGAATATGACTGTTGTACGACTCGTGCATCTGCAGGGAGGCGAACTAATTAATATAGAATCTTTCTATGTTAAAAGAGTAACATAATTGACATCAGCGTGTCAACAATTATTCTCCGATTTGAGAATTTAACCTAGCTAAAACTTTATCCCGCATAGCATCAGATTTAATACTAGGCACTTCTCGCTGCTCTAAATCAGCAGTTATTGCACCTGAACCGCTAATAGTAGCTGACGTAGGAAACTCTGTAGAAGGTGTTTCTTCTTTAGGTGCTAAAGGATTAGGTGGAGCGTCATCTCCTAAATAAGCCCTAGCTAATTCAGCAGCTTTAACAAGATCTCCATTAATCGCAGGAGTCAAAGCTAAATCCCACATAATTTTACACTCAGGAGTATTAGGCTCAAAACCTAAAGCACGTGATTCTGCGTGCACGCCTTGAACCATTTTTTCTTTACGTAGCTCTTCTTGAACTAAATCACTAACTTCAGAAGTTGCAATTAATTCTGACTCTTCAACTTCAGATGTTGAAACTTCAGGTTCAGGCTCTGGCGTAGTATTTTCTCCTAATAAATGTTGCGCTAATTGTTTCATAGCAGTAGCTCCTGCTGGTTGGTTTGTGCTAAGAGTGTTAACCATATTAAGTAAATATTCTTTTTCAGCGTCATTATAGTCTTTAAATGCTTCTTTATATGGTTCATGAGCTTTACGCCTATCTTTAGCTTCTTCTCGTAGTTCATGGATATATTCTTTAATATTTTCTGGAAGACTATCAACGTCTACATCTTGTTGCTGTGGCGATTCAACTTGCTCTGCAACAACTTCTTCTTGCGCTGCTTCTACAGGAGCAACAGCTTCTTCACTAACTTCTTGTTCTTCAGGCATCTAGCCGTCCTTTACATTGGGGGCGGTCCTTGGCCGCCTTCTAATGCTGCCAGTATATCAGCAACTGGGTCACCACCACCTTGAATTGCTAAATCTGTTGGGGGTGCCATGTTCATACCTTCTGGAACTCCTTGAGGAGGAACCGCCCCAGCCATCATTTCCATAGGAAGTGGAGGAGTTGAACCATCAGCATTAGGTGAAGCAGCTAAAGCTGGGCTTACGGCTGCTTCCATACTTGCGTTACCAGCTTGCTCAGCAGCTAATGTTTCATGCGCTTGCACATGTAAATCAACAATTTCTCTCATTTGTGGAGGCAGTTGTTCATAACGTTGTGTTTTTCTAAACTCATTATGAAACTCAATGTGCATAGCATGATCGTCGAAAGCTGCAGGGAGTAGCACTTCTTCCATTGTAAAAGCGCCATTCTCCCTGCGAGCTTTCGCAGCATCCGGTGAAGCGGCGGCAACTATATGAGTTTGATCTGGTAAATCTGCAATTCTTGCATATTGAACAACATTAGAAATTAATCCCATCTGCATGGCTTTGTCAGCAAATGCTTGCATAGCAGCACGACTTCTAGGAACGACAGCATCTAAAGGAATATGTATAGCTATCTGGCCACCAATATCTTGGCCTTTCCATTTATACCTTAATGGAGTGCTGCCTTCAAGAATTGTAGTTTCTCTTCTTCCTTTAACTTCTGCTTCATGTAATTGAAGAACCATTTTTGCTACACGAGACCAGCAACGAGCTGTCTCTTTAATTAGCCTACCGATAGGCGAGCTATCTTTTTCAGCAAGAATTGAAAGCCCTAAACCTGATTCAATATTAGGAGGAGCCATACCACGAGACACATCATGCACGCCCATTAGATCATCTATTATTTCAGAAAGCTGATTTGGCATATCACGCAACCAGCTAGTAAGTTGCGCCGGAGTCATATATGACGGAGGCGTTGTACCATCAGGGTAAGCAATAATTTCACCAGCGTTATCTGTAAAGCTATCGATTATGTCTACTGCAGATTGCGGAACTAGCATACGTGCAGTACCCGCATCACGCAAATGCTCTAGCAAATTAGCCCACGTAGCATTTAGCGCTACTTGCACAGGACGCACATCATCTAATATTGTTGCGCCATGCCAACGGTTTTCAACCGCAGTTTCCGTAGCACAAACTATATTAAGCCTGTCTTTCCAAGGAAACGGATAATCGCCATGTTGAACAATTTTATTATCTATCTCTACACAAAAATGTCCTTCAGGGCGCAGAGGGTTAGGTCGTTCATAATAAGTAAGTACAAAAGTTCTAGGGACATTTACTGTTCCGCTCCCTACGTGGTCAGCTACAAGCCGTTGCATGTAAGGGTCTATCGCCGCAGATCCATCTGCAGGCGGTTCATCTGGAAGATCAAATATTGCCTGAACTTCTTTAGGCGGTAACGCTTGTTTGCGAATCCACCACCTAGCAGTCTCAGGATTAATAGCTGCTGGCTCTACAACAAAATCACCAATAGGTAATACTGTTTCTACTGTAGTTTGATTAGCAGCATCCCAGTCAACACTAATAGCAGCAGTCCCACCTTTTAATGTGGCAAGCATATGCTGCTCCCTAAGCACTTCCCAATTATGTTCATCATGTATATCTTTAATAATTGCTTCACCTATACGTGCGCTACGTATAGTCGCATCGTCATACGACGTAGGAGGATTTTCAAAAGTAAGCTCTCTTTGCGTTAAATTAGAAATAATCGTACGGGCATTAGCTCTCATACGATTCATTGTTGGCTGAATACGGTCAACGTCTTGATTAATTAAATCAAGCCTACGGGTATCGGGATTCCAAAAAACCCACTGATACCCTAATAAAAATGCGTGATTTAACCAATAAGATCTAAGCTCTTCACGTACTTGTTTAATAGCATCAACGTACATTTGACGCACATAGCCTGTGCCTTTTTCTTCATCAGCCATAGTAAAATTGTATCATAATTATCGATATATAGGCTGAGGTCCAGCAGGCTTCTCTTCACGAGGTTTAAATTCGCTACTTTTTAAAGCTCCAACTGCTACAGGATTTTCTATTCTAAGTATCGTTTCATATAATTTATCGTTTTCTTTAGAAAGATGAACAATAGCGTAAGCTAATACAGTCATAACAAGCAAACTAAAAACAGCTAAAATACAAAAAGCAACTATCATTCCACCATCTCAAAAGATTTTGTTAACTCTAATTCTTTTTGAAGAGTTGTGTTTTCTCTACACAAATTACGTATAGTTTCTTGCGCTTCTATATACATAGATTGCGCTTCAGTTAAATCTGTTTGCAAATTTTTAATACGTGTGCTTTGGCTTTTTGAAAACGTAGGATTTGTAAATCCTAATTCGTCCGCTGCTTGACTTATACAATCTTCGCAAATATCGTGAAACCCATCAACGTCGTCCATAACAGTTGGACGAAACACACTCTTATGGCGGCGTTGTTTAATATTTCCACAGCACGTGCAACGAGCACCGTACGCAGTATTATGGTCAAAATCATCATGTTTAGTAAATGGCATAGGAATCTATCCTTTCTTTAACTTTTTAATTACCACTTTGTTTTATTTGCCCAGTAAGCAGCAGACATTTTACCTTTAGCAATGTTGCTAGCATGTCGAGCTTTAAACGATTTAGAACGAGCTGTGTTCTTTTTATCTCCAGTTACACCCTGTTGACCAAAACGAATAGTTTTAGTTTTGCCGCCTTCTTTAGCCACAACAACATGAGATTTAGTTTTATGGTTAGGAGTACGCTTCGGCTTATTATAACCAGACACACCAGCCTTAGCTAACTTTGGATCTTTACTTTTTGCCACGTTTATTACCACCCATCTTTTTACGACCAGCAGCCTTAGCAGCTTTAGAAGGCCGACCCCTTTTACTTCCGTATGTCCCTTTACCCTGTGGCATAATATCTCCTTTGTATCTTATCGTCCCAGTCTACCATAGAGGTTGCCCCTACGAGACATTCGTTTAGCATCTTTTTCTCGTTTGTCCATATAGCGTTCAAGTTTTTCTTCCATATTTTTAGGACCAAGATTTTCCTTAACAGTTAAATGTGGCATAGTGCTAGCTATCGCCCACGCATAGCCGCCAGTATCTACCATATCATCATGCGTGCCATTAGGAAACGGGGCATGTTCGCTAGTCCACTCATGAATCTTAGGGTGAGCCTGAGGAAAATAAATCTGCCCGTTAGCAGCAGCTTGACCATACGGCAAAGCACGAGCAACCTTATCACGGTCAGCCTTTAAAGGTCGAACCGTTATCCCACCTTTACGAATCATCTGCTGCAACAAACCCTTACCGTACGTCTTGTCTTCAATACCAACAAACGTAGTGTCCGGCCAACGCCGGTAGCAGTTACGCAACCACTCTTCATGCTGGTCAACTGTGACACGCTCACGCACAAAATCCACCAGCACCAAAACTTGCTGCGCCCTATGAAAATCCCAAACACTATACACACTATAATCCGACCAGCTATTATTCGTAGCTGCCATATCTACCGTAGCAAACCGTACACAATCATCCGCTCGTATAATACGCATCACTTCATGATCTTTAGGCGGCTCACAATGGTACAAATTTATATCCTCACTCTTCGTCTTTTTATAAAAATGAAACTTAGGAAACATGCCACTCTCACCAAACGTAGGTGTCCCTTGAAACTGAGCAGCAAACCACATAGGGTCTTCCTTCTGCTCCGCTAACAACTGGGCACGAGTACGGACCATAGGCCACAACGCCTCGCCCTCCTCACGCCCCAAAGGATCATCAGCATCAGCCAAAGCAGGAATACGAATCATGTACCAGTCGTCACGAACAGAACCGTCTTCCTCGTACACAAACCTCCCCGCCAAATCATCCTCATGCCAACGAGTAAACATCATAATCTCTAAAGGCAAACCACGTTCCGGCAAACGAGTCTTACGTTTAATAAACACAGAAGAATAAAAGTTACCGGCAGCGTTCCTATTAGCCTGAGACAAAGCATCTACCGCATCCTTAATCGGGTCATCAATAATCCCCAACTGAAACCCCTTACCAGTCAACGCACCACCAGTACCAACCAAAAACATTTCGCCCTTAGTCTCATTAAAATACAAATGATCCGTACCATGCCGCTCGCCCTTAGCAAGAGAAAGACCCAGCTTTTCCTCGTTCTCTAACAACTTGTCTCGCATCTTCTTCCCCCACGTCTTAGTGGCAAAGTCATCAGAATACGTAACAAACGCAATATGATTATCAGGATGCCGCATCCAATACCACAGCGGCAAATGCTCAGAAACTAAAAACGATTTCCCATGACGGGGAGGCATAGCAATAGCTAAACGTAAAATCGTCCTTTCTCCCGTACTAGGGTTCTCACCCCAAAAATCAAGCGCTTTATCAAAAGGAACATCATCATGGCTATTAACAACATGACGGTCTTCTCCATCCGTTGTATATATCCATATAGGTTCTGGTCCTGCTCCAGACTTGTATAATCGGTACTCAGTAAACGCAACAATGATCTCATTCAAATACTCCAAATGCGGTGCTCTAACCGTCTCAGGAGACAACCAGCACATTAAATCAAGAGGGCTACGCTTAGCTAACTCATACTGTAACTGGTGCTCATACAACTCCAACTCTTGCGGGCTAGCATGAGCCAACAACTCTGGAGATAATAACTTCACACGTTATACGTTATCAACTAAATACTGAATAGTTATCGTACCAGAAGAAGAAATAGCATAAACCTTTTCATTAGGTTGGGTCAAATTAATTTCAACCTTATTATTTCCACTAGCCGGAAGAACAACACCATTAGAAGCAGCAGCAACATCAGAACCACCAACCGTACACACAGTAGCAGTATTATTCTGAACAATAATCTTCTGCGGATTAGTAGCAGAAGCAGCAGACGTAGCAGTAAATACTACAGTCGCACTAGCTGCAACAGATACATCATCACCTTTTAAAGCCATCGTTTCCTTTCAAAATAGCTATCACACAAGTGTAACACGTCAAATGGTATATTGTGTACAGTACCGCACCACATTTTCTAGAAAGTGCCGGATAATATTAAAGCGCCCCCATAGAGGGGGGGTGTCCCCCCACATATTAACTAACTACTACCCCCTAATTAATGGCAGACATTAATTCCAGCTATTCAAATTCAAATTCAAATTCAAATATAAAAAGAAATCCACAACTTATCCACAAGAAATCCCCAGACTTATCCACTGACAAATGATTCCACCTGTGCTAGATTAAAAATATACCACTTGGAAGGAGGTGTACATATGGACCGGACAGAATTAAAGTCACTAGTGGACAGCATCTTACGACTCGCACTGAGTTGTAAAGCTAAACCACTACGAGTAATTAACTGCTTCAGTAGCGAAGAATGGTCAAACCTTTTTAAAGATGACTACCCACTCTTTAAAGAGCTAATGCTTAACTACATGGAAGCATATGAAAGAAGATACCTTAAATAACAACCAAGCCCCTCCCCCTTCGGGGGGAGGGCAAAGGAAGGAGCAAGATGTACATAGTACTAGAAATACTAATCATAGGATTGCTGATCTGGATAGCAGTAGAAGCATACCGACACATCAAAGAACTGTAACCATGAAGCCCCTGCCCTCCTCGGAGGGTGGGGTTTTTGTGTGCGCTCTTTCTTCTAGAACAGATCAGGCGTTGCGGCGGCGGTGACTAGCTGCAGCGGATCGTAACATATCTGTAACATAAGTGTAACCTAAACTTAACTTGACATATGACTGTCAATCCGTATAATGAAAGCATGGAAGGAGGAACACACATGACTATTACTCTCGCTAATGGCAGAACCCCAGTCACCTACGAAGTAGGACTTGGTGGATGGGGAGACCGTAAGTATCTGGGTAAGGTCATTGCTTACCGTGGCTCGTCATACGTAGACCCTTGGGTCGTATGGCACATGGCTAGTGATGACGGTATAGTCTGGGACTGTTTCGATGGATCATATGTAGCAACGGCACAACGTGCACGTGAGCTATACGACCACCGTTACGGTATGCGCTACGCAGTACCCGAAGACTGTACCCCAGTACACTAACGGTGTCGTCAACTGAGTAGGACTCGGAGTC